TGTAGAGTATCTTCTTGGGCATGTACAGGCACCTACGTCAGCTAAGAGAGAGTGGAGCTATAATACGTCTCATCCATTTGAATCTATGACGTGGCTAGTTAGTCATAATGGTGTATTGACAAATGATAAAAAACTAAGAAGGAAAGAAGCAAAGTTCCTAGAAAATCCGGTTGATACTGCAGTTATAGTAGAGCTGCTTGAAAAATTTACTCGTTCAAATAAAGACCCGGTGGCAATTATTAAGCAATCATTGCAACTGTTAAAAGGTACATATGCTTTAAGTATGTTACATTGTTTCACTAATGACATTTATATAGCCAGGTCTGGATCATTACTTCACTATAATAATAAAGGGAATTACTCTACAATGCCCGGCGCTGGGTACAAATTACTACCTGAAGGGGTTATTATGAAGTTAAATAAGAAAACAAAAAGGTGGAATAAAGCCGGGACCTTTGAATATAACTCGCCATTTGCATTTGTATGAAAACATTTATTTTTTCAGCGACGCCTAGTAAAAAGGGGGAGTCCCTTTTATATAAAACAGATGATGGTAAAACTCCATTTTTTATTAAGGAGGGTAATAAAGAGTCTCTACATAAAACTTACAACAAAGCTATCGATTTTGCGTTAGAGAATGAGATAGATAATTTAGTACTTGTTCATGATGACGTAATTTTAGAGAATTTTTCAGAAGAACGATTAGAACAACAGTTACAAAAATTTGATGTAGTGGGGTGTGCTGGTACGACGGAGGTAAAGCTTGAAAAACCCGCACTGTGGCATTTAATGGGCGGTGGCTTTGGTTCTGGTAATTTGTTTGGAGCAGTAGCACACGGTGATACGGATGAAAAGCACATGACTGCATTTGGCCCCTATCCTAAACGCGTGGTATTACTAGATGGAGTATTTCTCGCTATAAAAAGAAAGGTATTTGAAAAGATACGATTTGATGAAAGCTGTCCTTCAAAATGGCACTTTTACGATTTAGACTATTCTATGCAGTGTCATAAAGCCGGCTTTAAATTGGGTGTTGGTGATATTTTAGTTACTCATAATTCACCCGGATTAACATCTTTTACTGATGAATTTAATAAAGGACAGGAATGGTTTCTTAATAAGTGGAAATCAAAATAAAATAATATACTATAAGGTGTGAGTAAGTTAGACTTAGATTATTTCGAAAATATTCTTATTTATAAGTCTCTTACGGATAGTGGGTACCTTGCTTCTATTGCCGACTTTGTTAAGCCTGAATATTTTAAGGATAAAGCAATTGCTAGTATTTTTGATATAATTAAAGACTTTACCGAAAAGCGAAATAAACTACCTACAACTACGGAAATTAAGTCGTATTTAGTATCAGACGAGCAAAAGGAATCGTTTAAAGGTTTAGTCAAGTCATTTAATGATATTGATAAAAATTTAGATAAAGAAGAGCTTTATGATAATACGGAACGCTTTCTAAAAGAGAAAGCTGTATATCATACAATGCTAAATGTCGCTGAAGATGTATCAAGTGGTGAAGTTGATACATCTGTTGTTTTAGATAAATTTGAAAAGTCATGTAACATTAATTTGGTAACTGATTTAGGGCTAGAATTATATGGTGATGTTGATAAGCTTATTGATGATCTTAACTCTGTTGAAAGATATGTACCAAGTAAGTGGGAATGGCTAGATAATAGTTTAGGTGGAGGGTTTTTAGAGGCAGGGAAAGCGTTATATGTTTTTGCCGGTGAGACTAATATTGGTAAGTCTATTTTTCTCGGTAATATTGCTAGTAATATAGCTGAGCAAGGTAAAAATGTATTGTTAGTTACACTTGAGATGTCTGAGTTACTATATGCCCGGCGCATTTGTAGTAATGTTACAAAAATTCCAATGAAAGAGATGGCTAATAATACGCCAAGTATTAAACAGGCTATGAATGACCAGGGAGGTAAGATTTTTATTAAAGAGTTTCCACCGGCAACTATTACAGCTAATCAACTTAAAGCATTTGTTAAAAAATTTGAAGAACAGGGTATTAAGCTCGATGCAATTGTACTAGACTACCTTAACTTAATGCATTCTCCAGTAGGTAATAACTCATATGAGCGTATTAAGCATGTAACTGAACAAGTGCGAGCAATGAGCTACTTGTTTAACTGCCCCATTATTTCAGCTACGCAGTTAAATAGAGCAGGATTTGACACTGATAACCCTGACTTAGCAACTATTTCAGAATCCATTGGATTAGCAGCTACTGCTGATGCTATCATATCGATTTTTCAAAATGAAGAAGATAGAGGAATTGGAATTATACGGTTAGGTATGATGAAAAATCGATATGGTCCGAGAGGAATAACTCAAGCAATGAGAATTGATTATTCTACTCTTACAATTGATCAAGCTGATGATATTGAAATAGATGAGGGCATGGATGATACCCTTAATATGTTAGCAGGGCTTGCAACATAAAGAGTTCCTTATAAATAGGATAAAAGTGAATATATTAGTATGGACTGATAATGATCTGGACGGTGCAGGTGCTGCATTAGTTATAAAATGGTTATATGGCTCTAAAGCTAAAACGTTTTTAATTAATGAGGTTTCAGAATCAACAATATCTGGCAAGTTTAAAGGGGTATTAGGAACACTCGATCATTACGATAAAATTTTTATTCTAGATTTAGACCTCACGCCTGAAGTTATTGAGATAGTTGATAAATCTAACGTTGTTGTTATTGATCATCACACAGCCCACGTTAAAAATAAGGGATTATATAAAAATGCAAAAACTGTTATAGAGGAATTTTCTTCTTGTACGGGACTAGTTTGCAAAAAATTTGAAGCAGCACTTAACTTAAGTAACGAACAGCAGCAATTAGTTAATATTATTAATGAGTATGATGCTTACAATATCCACAATATCGATTCATTAAAGTTAAATGCTATACACAGAGGTCTAAACAATCCAAAAGCTGAAAAATTTATAGACTCCTTTTTTAACGGATTTAGAGAGTATACTGTTCTAGAAAAAAATTCTGTAAAACTATACTTTAAAAAGTTTAAGGAGCAAATACAAAATGCACAGGTGTTTAAGGGCAAAATTAAAAATTACAATGTCATTGCAACGTTTGGTGATTATGCAGTTAACGAGGTAGCTCATTTTTTAATTAATAAGCATAATGCTGATATTGGTATTGTTGTAAATACCAAAGCCAACACAGTTTCATTTAGAAGGCATAAAAAATGTGATGCGGATGTAAGTATATTGGCTAAAAATTTATGTAACGGTGGTGGTTACGCGGCGGCTGGTGGCGGTGCTCTTACTGAACAATTTGCTAACCTAACAAAAACCTTTTTACCGTGTTAATAAGTAATATATCTCCCAACCCGTCTAAAACTCTAATACATGATGAAACAGAGCATCTACTATTATGTTTTTGTACGTTTTGTACTATGCTTAAAGGTAAAAAGCTCTCATTGCAGAACATATTTATTTTAGTTTTACAGGAAAAAAAATTAAGAGATATTTTAAAGGAGCTTTTAACCTTAGAGAGCAATTATGAAATGGTTAAATTGTTCATTGATTTTGAACCCTCAATAACCAAATCAAAGTATATAACTAAGTTCCTAAACGCTAATTCTAATATTAAGTTATAAAAATGTGTTGAATTATACCGACAAGTTGATATAATTAGTATATGAGTGCGTTTAATACATCAATGTTTCAGTCAATTAAGGATGCTCTAGCGAGTTCCGAAAGTAAGGGGTCGGCAACCTTTAACGAAATTATGCAGACCAAGCCCGGTAATACTTACACGGTAAGGCTATTGCCTTACGCTAAAGATCCAAGCAAAACCTTTTTTCATTTTTACAATCATGGATGGGTATCCTATGCAACAGGGCAATACGTCCAGACTCTAAGCCCGCAAACATTTGGAGATCGCGATCCGATTGCTGAAGAGCGCTTTCGTGTTCTTCGCACCGGTACGGAAGAAGAGAAAGAGAAAATGAGCGCAGTTCGCCGACTCGAAAAGTGGTTGGTTAATGTGTATGTTGTAGATGATCCTTCAAATCCAGAAAATAACGGCAAGGTTAAGCTTCTTCGTTATGGTAAACAGCTTCAAAAAATTATTACCGAGGCTATTGAAGGGGAAGATGCTGAAGAGTTTGGCGCTCGTATTTTTGATCTCGGGTCAGAAGGTGTAAACTTTAAGATCAAGGTTGAACAGCAAGGAGATTATCCAACCTATGTCTCTTCTCGTTTTACAACAGCTGGTAAGATCGATCTTTCTGAAGATGAACAAAAGGATATCTATGATAATGTGTTTAATTTGAGTGAAGTGTTTACTTTGAAGACTTTTGATGAGCTTAAAGAAATGCTTAACGAACATTATTATTGTAAGACAGAGGATAGTACTTCAGAAGTAGCTAGCACTGCTACAGAGACTCCAGCAGAACCAGAGCCTGAGTTAGCTACAACTGCCACTGGCGGTGATACTGTTGAAGATGATATTGATGACCTTCTTAAGGACCTTTAAAAATGACTGACGACGAAAAAGCAGCAGTATTACAGTTTATGGGAACAGTTTATGGAGATGCCCATCAGCAAGATCAAATGCTTGTTGGTGAATCTGGGAATCTTCAACCTAGCTCCCATGTTATGAAAGAGCGTTTTGAGGAAGTCATCCGGACACCTACTCAACAGCAGCAATATATGGCCGCTCAACAGCATGCCGCTCAACAGCATGCCGCTCAACAGCATGCCGAACAACAGCATGCCGAACAACAGCAACAACAGCATTCTCCGGAACCCTCACCCGTGGTGGAGGTAGATGTGCAACAAGCTGCACAAGAGTTAGCAGCTGCCGAAGCCCAGTCAAACCAATTAGAGTTCGATTTATCTGAGCCTACCAAACTAGATAAACTGATTGATTTAGTTAAACAACAAAATTTGCTATTAAAGGAAATTAGCTTAAAATTAGATAATGGAAAAAAAGCTAAAGTTGCCAAAAAAGGGTGAATTTTTAACGTTTTTAGACACTGTTTCAAAAATAAGCGATAGTGCAATTCTCAATGTTAAAGAGGATAAATTGACCAGTCTAGTATCTAGTATAGATAATACCCTTATACTTTATTGCGAGTACGCTATCCCATCAGAGTTTGAAGATACTTTAAATATACCTGATATAAAAAAGTTAGCTCGTGTGATAGATACTCTAGATAGTGATAAAGTTAACTTAACGATTAACTCTAACAATATACAGTATAGTGGTGATAGTGTTAAATTTAAATATCATTTGTTTGAAGACGGGTTTTTAGCTAATCCAAATCTTAATTTAGAAAAAATTAATAAATTTGATTTTGATGTAGAGTTTAATTTAGATAAGTCGACATTGCAACAAATTTTTAAAGGTAGTAATTTTACATCAGAGACTAACAAAATTTATTTTTATACAGAAGATGGAAAGTTAATGGCGGAATTGACAGATAGGGCGCGCCACAACACAGATAATTTTAGTTTATGCCTGGGATGGAAATCTAATAGTTTTAATCTTAATCCAACTCCAGTAAATTTTGATAACATTAGACTTCTTTCAATTATTAATAACCAATTTAAGGTGAAGATTAATACTTCGTACGGGGTGGTGGTATTTGAAATTGAGGAAAGTGACATTAAATTAAAATATATAATTTCGACTTTAACTCAATGACAGATATACATAAAAAGAATAAATTAAAAACAGCCGGTTACTTTATTAAGAGATTAAAAGATAACGGTTTTGTAACGTTAAGAATTTTTGATAAATATAGCGAGGCTGATCCTAGAAAGTGGACAATACTAGTCGATCCATCCGGAGCATCTGTTTATATAACATGCTTCGAAAATACACCTTTTAAGGGGGAATATCTCTTTAATTTTGATGATGGTAATCAAAATTTTAGAAGTAACTTTAGTTTAAGAACAGATTCTATCGAAGTAGTAGTTCAAAGGCTTCTAGGCAATAATGTTGGTCAAAAAACAACTAGTAAGTTTTTGACTAAATAATTATATGGACAATAAAGACGTAAATTCTCCTGAAGATGACGAGCTTAGAGATATTATTGAACAGGCTCTTAAATTTAACATTCGGGAAAAAAAGACGTTCAAAAAAAGAAAGGACTTGGCTAACCGTCTTGGGAGCATACTTAGTGAATATTTAGATAGTTATATATTATTAGGATATGACTTTGATGGGAGACATATAGATATAAAATCTGCTAGCACACCTATGCAAGCAGAAGCTCTTAATTCCTTTTTAATTAAATACTTTGCTATTGAAGCTCAGCAATTTAAAAACGATCCAAATGGCCAAGACCCAATTTTCTAAAAAGCAAGTATATGCTGTACAGACTGGTGATTATGCCGGTCAAATGTTTATTATTGTAGATCCTAATAAAGAGACTGTGGGGTGTTTATCCATTCCAACTATGGAAAATGTTAAAGTTCCTCTAGATGCATTTGAACATGCAAGGAACAATGATATAATAAAATATGTAGAGAAGCTACCTAGACGCGTATTTAAGGTGTCCGCAGCACAATACTTTAAAAATGAAAACTCTGATAATAGACGGAAACAATTTAATACACCGAAC